GCCGGAGGTTCATTTGTAATCACAGGTTTGACACCTGGTTCGAATTCATTTACAGCACAATTCTTGTCAAAATCAGGATCGGCGTCATTTGAAAATAGAACAATTAGCGTAATGTCTCTTGACTAAACACTTTGAAACCAAGGATGCGACAAGTAACGTTCCCAAGATATGCGTTTCGATGGATCCTTTTGCAGTAATTCTTTTAAAAAATTAACGGCTTCTTCAGATAACTCATTGGCAGTTTCTTCTGGAAAAGATGGATACTGTAATTCAGTTGTGTCGATCTTTTCACGCCATTCGAATGGACCAAGAGGATCGCTAGTGTAAGGTAAGCAACCATATAACATTTTGTACATTAAAATTCCAATTGACCATAAATTTGCTCTTGATAAATACTTTTTATTGTGCATCACTTCAGGTGCCATATAATAAGGTGGAGCGCAGAGAGGTCCTTCGATAAACATTTCTTCGTCGCCAGTGAATTCGAGACGTTCACCTATTATTCGTAAGTTAGAAGGTTTTATATTAAAGTCGAAAATGTTCTGTTCTCGCAATGATTTTATTTTTTCCATTAACTGCTTTAGGTAAATTTTGGCATACTTTTCTCTCATTGGGCGATTTTTTAGATAGCTATTTAAATCCATTTATTCTTTAAAGTATATTATTCATCGTCAATATCAAACGCATCCCTATAAAATATTCTCAGCGCCATATTTTGCAATTAATTCATCCTTTGTGATATAATTTTCTGGTCTTGGTTTATTATATGATTCCGGAAATATAACATCGTGTATTAATTCAGAATCCACAATTTCTAATTCTTCTACGGTAAAATATGGACTACAAAATATAGGACCAATGTAAGTAAACCTCATTGCTAATCTACACTCTAAAATAATCCAACGACGTCTCATTATGTTATGAATCGGACGTCTATTATAATAAAAGTTAACCATCCCGCCTTTTACTGGTGCATAACAATTATCCGGTATCAGTCTTGTAGGTGTAAGTGTAAATTCATAAGTTGACCAATTCCGATCAAATCTTGGAAAATCATCATACGTATGTGGAATTAATAAACCTGTTAATATTAATTGCCCTTTAAAATGTTTGTCAATTATTGCCTGAATCTCACGTTCAGGATCCATTTCCACAAAATATTTACTCATTTCCATAAGTGTTCCGGGATCGGTTGCACCTTTTTTCTTAATATTGTGGGTAAATTCTACTGACATTTGATTATAAATGTCATTAAAAAAACCTAATTCAAACGTGTCAATTTTTATTGCAATCGCTCTGCCAAAGTTGCTCTATGGACTCTAGCGCCACCATTTGAGGCTGCCCCCGCAGTTGCCATACCAGACCCACCTGTTGCTTTAGATTGCTTAGATTTCAAGTGTCTTAGGTTATGTTTTAGGTCTGACAAAAATCCACCGCCATATGTCTGTTTGGTTTCAAAGTAATCTAACATCTTGTGCTCAGATTGGGCGTGAGAATTCAAGATATCGCTGGAGTTCAAAACACCTATTAAACTACTTGCCTGTCCGTTGAATAATGTAAAGACACCTGCTGAGACGGCGACTACGTACATTGTGATCACATTACCAGATGGAGCAAATGTTGATAACCAAGACCAATTTGCATTGATTTGAAGAGTGATCATTTCCAATTTACCGGGTGCTTCAATTGAATCAAGACCCAAATCGATAGGATCAATGGCCATTACGGAACCTGAACCATAGTATTGCTGTGTTACGAGACCTGTTTGAACACCAACTGTGCTTAATCCTAAACCATTAACGTTAGCGTTTGCTTGTAAGCGACCTGCCCAATCGTTAAATGTTTGTGTGCATCCTGCACGAACAGAAATATCATACAATTGCTGTATCGATGCGGAACTCAAGAGACCTGATCGTCCACCCCATTGTAAATTCATTGATTCTAGACGTAAGAAGGAATCGGGACTGTATGGATTCGATAGTAATTGTGTGTTGTTTAGACGCGCAAAAACATAAATCTTTGTTGGCACTGAATTCAACTGAACGTTAGTAGAGTTGATCTGAAAGTTTCCGCCTACTGGAAGACCAGCTGAAACTGCACTAACAGTGCTACCATAATCGGTCGGGTAACGTTCAATACCAACATATGGGTAATTTAATACTTGCTGCATCGGATTACCACGATCAACTAATTGAGGAGTAATATATTGAAACAACAATGATGGTGTCGATTCTGTATAACTAAAGGCACCACCTGGTGTACTTCCTGTGAATGGTCCAAATGTTACTTGCGAATTCAAAGTTGTTGCACGAGCAAGGGCGTCAGCGGTTGTGGTTGCAGTTGATCCGTTTGTAGAGTACAATAAACTTCCATCAATTGCCATCATCCTATTAGCACATCCATTGCTGAAATTGAAAATAAAGTCCATAGTCTTTACACCATAGAATCCACTGTCGTTTTCACGATAGTCCCCATAAAATAATGGCGATAGATAGATCGATTCTGTACTAACACAGTCCACGTACTGTACTGCGGTTGCGTTTCCTGACACTGCAGCGTTTGAACTTGTTACGATAAATGATGTACTCTTAGGAATGTTTTGATCACTCACTGAAGATGCTGGCGATAATGGAGAACGAGCTGATCCTTGTAAATCCAAAAAGTTTTGGCACAAACTAGTTGGGTAGGTGGCACACTTTGACCATTGGATCGCTTTCATTTCACGACCTATATTGAATAATTCTAAAGCTGATAACAAGTCTCCAATTTGGATCGTCATTGCTTGATTGTTAATTGTCATCTGGATCGTTGACAATGCTTTTTGAACAGGAAACGGACGAATGGCAAACATCCCATTTGCAATAACGAAAGGTCCGCTAGCGTTTGGAAGACCAGTGATTGCGGGAATCGTTAGACGAAAGGGAATTCGACATTGGACGCTTCGATCTACGAACAAATTCTGTGATGGAGGCGGACAATGCCAAGTTATCGAGTTGCTACCGACGTTTGAAGTAGAGTAAATTTTGTAGAGGACTTGTTCCCCACCTTTCAGTACAGGGAAGACTCTCTGTTGTTGCAAAGTTCTTGGATCGTGAACTGTCACTGGTTGTACCCTCTCTAATGCAAGACTCATTATTGTATATTTAAACTACATCAAATATAAAATAAATTCACGATCTGTAATAACTTTTTGAAAATCCTTATTTATTTTTTTTGGGACGCCTCGCATTATATTGGCGTTGTCTTTCTAAATACTCGGCACGTTTTATAGGATCGGAATTAATTTTCGCATCATATGCCGCCTTTCTCTTTTTTTCTGATTCTAAATATTTTTTATATGATTCAGGATCGTTTAATTTCATTTCATCCCTTAATCTTTTACATAACTTATTGTGATATTCTTTACGTTCTGGCTTGTGACAACGATCGCGATCATCTGAACGTCTTTGCTCGTCAGTTCTTAAAGGTCTTATGATATTTAATAAAATATTTAGTTCATATTTTTCATATTCTAATTGTTCTTCTGCTCGAGCCTCATTTTTGTCTAGAACATTTATTTCGCGAAATTCATATCTACAATTATCGACGCCATATTTTAGCATTTCAACGTATAATTTTTGAGTTTTATATTTACTACTTTCTAAATTGTTGCATCTTGATAAATGTAGTCTCCAACGTTCATCTATATCTTTTGACGATCCAACGTATATAAAATCACCAACTAGTATTTTATAAATGTAATAAAGCATTTCTAAAATTCTTAATATTTTTATTTCATTTTTTAAAGCCATTTTAAGCACACTCAATTATAAATAGTTCATTGATTTCTTATAGAACCCAATCTTTGCATTGACGACATCAGAACTCTTCAACGGTATCTCGTAGAGGTTATTCAATGCATCTGACCACATGAAGTGCAATGAAATTCTGCTCAAGGGGAGGGTCGATTCTAAATCTGATAATTGATAAATCTTTGGTTCGTAGACATATGTGGATCGTTGAGCTCCTGGATTGCTATCAAAGTCTAATGATACATCCACGACAATACGTTCAGTGTTTGAAAGCCCTGTGAGACCTTGTTGTCCAGATGGTGCTGCAAAATAATCTAGTGCTACTGGGATCGATTCACTCAAGCATAGAATTCTTTGGACACTGTTGAATGAATCTGTAGTGGGATAGTCTTGTGCTAACACTATGTTTCCACCAACTGTCTTATCCACTGCACTCAGTGTATCTTCCAAATAAAAAGTGTTTGGGTTCAGACCATCGTTGATTGTGTTGAAATTGTTTACTAAATTGTCAAACGCAGTATTCCAGACAACTGTGTAACCAGCTGCTCCTCCAAATGTGTTCCCAGCTAATGCAGTAGGAATCGACCACGAAAATGTATTCGTTGTGTTTGTGTATGAAAAAACCGGGAAGTTACCAGCTCCGCTAATATTTCCCATATTCACAAACGCTTTCTCCACAGCAACGTTTGTTAGATTGACAAAATGTTCATACGAGTACATCCAGTAATATGGATCGACTACTTGCGCAGCACCATTTTGAACTGGAGTAACGAGACCTAATTCTTGCGTCTGCCATATTAACGGTACTAAATTACCCGAAAAGGCTGGTGCGGCAGTATTGTTTGCAATGTTTGCAGATGGAATATTTGGAGCAATACCAACTTGAATAGTACTTAGATTTGGATTTGATTGATTTGGTACAACGGGAAAAATGAATAACGGTAAATTCTGTAACGGAAGACTAAAACTAACCATCGACATTAAAAATTCACCAGCATTGCCGATAATATTACGATCATATTGAACGTCAAATATGGCGTAACGATTTGCGGCTCCGGTTAAATTGTTTATAGTGCAATTTACATATCGCACCATTGGATTTGCTACTTGCGGGGTGGCTCCTCTTGATAACATTTATTTACTTATGGTCAATATAAAAATCCGCGATCCTCAGATTAAATATCGATCGTGACTTTAGTTATTAATTCATCGTTGTTTTTTGCCTTTAAATTGAATAATTTAGTAAACTCTGCTAGTGATTGATTTCTTGCAGCAACGCGTGCGGCACACCATCTTCCACAAGTTGCTGTACTAGAATTATCCTTTTGAAATTTATGATCATTATATGTTAAGATCGTCGATTCTGGTGCCGTAAGTAAAAGCTGACTTAAATATGGATAGTCCATATGTAATTTTTTACGCATATCGGGGGATGTCCACTTTAACTCAGCATCCGGATATTCACCCAAGGGATCGAAAAACTCAATCTCAGCCTTGTTTCGGTAAAAGAGTGCAGTCCAATGCCCATAGCTTGGTTTTTGTAAAAAAAGTAAAAAGATCGCACCGTGTGGTGATAGTAATTGATTAATATCGGAATACTTGTGTAGCTCCGAATACAATACAATCTTTGCTTTACCATTGACTAATTCCAATAGTTCATCTGATGATAGTGGCCTACCTTTTTGTTCCTCAATCTCTTCCAGACTCGACATTTATATTTAAACTTATAAATGAAGTTTTGCTAATTTATCATAATATAATGGATCCTCTTTTAAATGAGCCATCACGATTTTTAACGTGGTTGCTTTGTTTCCGTGAGTGACATCCTTGTGTTCTTTTTCAACTTGCATCCCTATTTTGATTTGTCGCTCTAGAGTTTCGTCGTCCCGAAGGGAGCTTCCACCCTTTTTTAACTTTGCAAATTCTTTGGATGCGGGTTTAAAAGCTTTAAAATATGTGATACCGTGTTCCTTCGCATATTTTGCAACAAAGATTTGCCAATCACTCTTTTTAGCACCACCAACTTGTTCTGTTTCTAATTTTTGAATGTCTTGCACGGCCTCAATCTTTGATTCAGGTGTGATTTCTTCAGACTTTGCAATGTCTTCTACAACTTCAGGAGCCAATACAGTTTCGAATCCATGTGCTTCATCCCATAGGTGTTTTTGACGTTGCCACTCTAATTCTCGTTCTTCAATTATTTCATATTGTCGAATCAATTCATTGGGAATATACAATTCTTTACCAGTATTATCTTTACTTCGTTTGAGTTCGTGGTAGCGTCTCACAATGTCTTCATCTAACTCATCACGCCTTGGTTTCTCGATAAATTTTGGTGCATTTTGTTTTGGTCGACGAATATAAACGGGATGCTGTGGTTTAACTCCATAAAATATTCCATTGTATGCATCAATTAATGCGGCCAGCTTTGTTTGTTCATCTCGGTGGACAGCATCGGGTAGTTCTGATAAAACCTCTAATGATTTTAGTACGTATTTCAGGAGAAATTCACGATGTGATGGATTTGCTAAAACTTCGGCACCAATAGCTGATATAAGTGTTGATACTACTGGATGCGATCTCGCGAATGCATATGGTACACGATAAACATCTTTTATATAATCCAATCCTACGTGTAACGCGTTATTTAATGCTCCTGGTGCGTGTTCATTAATTGCATTACTTACATAGCGTCCGAATATTTCTTTCGCGTTAGCTGGCAAGGCATTGAAACGAGCAGAATTAAATATGTGACCCTTCACAATATTTGCACCTGGTATTCTACTTGCAAAATCAAATATAATATCTGAAACACCATCATACCCCAAACTAGCAATAGCTGCTGGATTTGCTTGTTGCATAAAAACATCAACTAATTCTTCGGCCATTCAATTTTATTAAAGGCAAAGATTAAATCTATACCCCATCCAATAAATATACAGAATGTTGTGTCATCACATACGCTGGAGCATTGTTGTTTATAAGCAGCCAGCGTGATTTCTGCTTGAGAAATTCCACAGTTTGCTTTTTTGTTAAACCCAAATAGTTTTCGGTTGCGTAACTTATCTGATGATGACCTGCTCCTCCTGGAAAAACGACCAGATTCTCTAATTCGTTAAATATAACACGCCCAAACGCTTTCTCATTCGGATTAATCAAATGACTCGTGAGAATAAGCGACAACTGAAGCTTACGACCTACTTCCAAAATGTCCTTGATTAAATGAAATACCTCCTCCTTTATAAATTTGTCGTGGATCGTTCCTATATCGTCAAAAATCATCAAACTGCCTTTCTCAATATCTTTCTCAATCAAGATCGGATTGTCTACCAGCGATTGATCGAGTTTCACTTGTTTAGGCTTTAATTTTTTATACGCTGGATCGTCCATCCAGTCTGTACGTGATACGAAATAGATCGGCTTCTTTGGATGCAGTTTCTTAAACGTCATCGCTAGATTAGCAGCAAAAGTGGATTTTCCAGATCCGGATCGCCCCGCAACATACCAGACACTGCGCCGACTAGGATCGAAGATAGGTTCTAACATATTGGCTTTAAGGTCTATCTTTGAATAATGAGGATCTTTCTGCGTCTTCTCAGGGTCTTTGTATATTATAGACGCCTCATATTTCCCGGACGTGACGCGGGCTATCGGATCTCCTCCTAAAAAACTTAAGGACATTTTATTCTTTACTAAAAAACGCCGAAAATAATAAAAATGCGCGCGCCAATGAAAACGGCCTTTTCACGCGCGTCAGTATCTTAGGTTTAAAATATTTGAGGGGTTTTAGAACATCAATGAGTTTATATCATTCGGATTCGGATTCAGAGTTATATGACGATGTTTCGTCTAGTTTTTCACCTGTGATGATATCATTCGAAGGTAGAACAGGAGGTGACATAGCGCTATATAATGATCCTGAAAACGGATTGGCACCATATAATGGTTTCGACGAACATAATAGAGTTATACGCAAACCATTAATTCCTACACCTGACGATTTTGACAGCGGAGATGAAACAGAATTAGTTAACGCAAAGACGTGCAACGAATTCTTGGAAATCGTTGATATGAGTTCACCTCCTAGACCGGTTAAGGGAACTACTGCTGCACTAGAAGAAAGACTTGTTCCAGAGATTCTAGAATTAAAAAAAC